AGCAGGCATATCACTCGGCGGTGGATACAATTGATTAGATACGGCAGCTATTACAGGTACATCCAATTGAACATGGTTCCCTGAAGTAGCATTATTATATTGCCAACCAACTGCGTTTGGCCAACATAACATATCAAAATAGTCCAAATCTGGACCCTCATTCTCTGCATGAGTAACCATAACAATCTTTCCACGATTGCCTGATTTACTCACTACAGTCAGTTTAAAATCATGGAATCGAACTTGACCTTTACCCGAAACACTATCTTTAAAAGCCTCATACATTGAAGATTGAATGAATTGAGTTTTGCTTTCAGCATTCACAATCCATTTCTTCCTCAAAAGTATATTCTTGTAAGGTAATTTCAAAGTACTTGGTGTCGGAGTTTGTTCCACAATCTTAGGTATAATACTCGGCGCAAACGAAGTTTGCTGCTGATCATTCTTGGTAATGGTGTTATCCTGAGTGGTATCTTTAATATCTGACATGGTTTTTACGAAACCCGACAGGTTTACTGTCCTTAGATTTCGTCGTCCGCCTCATAGGATATATTTGAATCTTCTTCAAACAAAACAGAAGAAAAGATCTCTTCATAATTAAACAATACTTCATATGGTTTATAATTGATTTGATCTTCATCTATTCCTACAAGTTTGTCCCAATTGAACTTTATATTAACCTTCATATTCCTTCTTGCATTAAATATGACAGTGCTTAATATATTGTGGGCTTCCATTTCAATATCAGTTAACAATTCATGCAAATGATCTGATAATGCATAAATTGTCAACCACTCAATGAAGTAACCAGGTAACACATCCTTGATTTTCCCTCGACTTTCAGCTACCATTAATCGTCGAAGTAAAATTTCTGGATTCTTAAACACTCTACCTTTACTTATTACGAATGAAGCAAACGTTCCTCTACCTTGATTACACTCACTCTTTTCTGTAGCGAAGTCAAATGGTTCCCATTGCTTCCACGTTGGATTTTCACGCAAATCTCTATTAGTTAATGAATCATCCCCGGTTAACATCATAGGATCCCCAGGTTTCAAGTTATATTTCAAAGCTATTCGACTTCCATTACCTAAAGTATTTATTAGCCAGGTGAATATTTCACCTGATGCTGTCTGAAGGGCTAATACAAATCGTCCTACTTTAGTATTCAGTTTCATAGATTTGAAATAATCTATAGCCTCTCCTGGTATGCTAAAGTGCTCCATTAACCTTAGAGTGAATTGAAGGGCTCCACCCCTCATACTTTGCTCTTGTTGGGTTAAATCACTTTCCCAATATTCTTCTACAGCATAATGTTCTGCAACGAAATTTGCCATGTCTCCAAATGTCTTCTTCGCATGCAAATAAACATAATCAGGCAGAGTGTCCAAAATACAATCCAATAGATATACACCAACATGGCCCATGTTGAACAAATATTCA